GTGAGGCGTTTGTCCATATGAAGCTTTGCGTATAACAAATTATCTTTCCCGTATTCTTGTTCTAAAAATTCTTTAGCCTGTTCAAAAAAATTTTGTATTTACTGGTGTCTGATTACTAAAAAATTCATTATCTGATGTAATCATTCCGTCTATATGTTTTACTGCGTCTTTTCTAATTTTTCTTTTGCCTGTATAGTTCCGCTCAATTTTTTCATCAATCAAATCATTAAAATTTTGTTTTCCGTCATTTATCAAATCATAATTTAGATGTTTTTTTGAATGGTCTATATCTTCATTTTCATAATTAATATTTTCTCTTTGAACATGATTTTTGAATACCTATTGTGTTTGTTCCAGTTTTTAATTTTTCTACTCTGATAATCGAATAAGACATATTAAAATCACTCCTCTACATAAAGGTTTTGCGTGTATTTTATAATTAAAGTCTAACAGACAAGACTTATTTTCAATAAGTCATTAATACATATGCTCTGCCGAGAGCAAAAAATATCGCTTATAATGGATTTAAACCATTATAAGCGTCATTACAGAAAAGACTAGGTCATGCAAATATTGAAATTACTTGGCGTGTTTATAGTCATTTATTAAAAGTATTAAAAAGTGAAGAAGTTGCAATGCCGGATAATATAATATATTTTTAAGTGCTCAACGAACCAGACAACTTGTCTTTAATTTAATCAATATTGACTACGCATTAATCAAAATAATTAAAACAGACTTTTACAGATTTTCAACAAAATAAAAAAGAACGCTGATATATCAAGGTTCTAGCGTAATTTAGTTAATCAGAATTAAACTGATTTTTATTAATGAACGGAAACGTAATTTAATATTGCGGGTGGCGTTTTTATCAATTTAACAATATAGAGGAACGTTTAGTTTAACTTACGAGGTTTAACGATAGATAACAAGATATAACAAAACCCCGTCAAATCAACGTTTTGTTTTACGGGATTTAACGAGGTATAAACAAATAACGGAAACGGAGGGATAAAAATAAATTTCTAAATAAAACTAAATAGCCATAAGTACAGTGTTTTCAAAGATTTATTTTCTAAATAGAACTAAAAGATTATAACTATTTTGACACGTATTTGACACGTGTACACAAAAAACCACGCTCATAAGAACGTGGTTTAGAATATAGTATTAGTTTGAAATTAGGAACAAAGATTATTATAAAAAACACAACCACTACTATACTTTATATTCGCGACTATAAAATATAGCTTATACGGTTGTGTACCATTATTTACAGTTTTTGCTGTGCCCATAATGGTGTGGCGAATACATATACTATAACATAAAAATAACCGTACCAGTTAAGATACGGTTACCTAACCTAGGTTATACATGGTTTGTTAGATAAAATATCTAACAATATTGTCATAAATGTTTCAACGACTTGTTATACTATGTCGGATTGATTACCGAAAGTATGTATACACAACATTAACCTACCCCATTTTGGGACACAGTGCTTGTCACTCGTCAGCGACGACATATGAATTCTCAGTTAATGTGATGCAGGTACTTTAATCAGTCTGTACCAGTGACTGAGTCGTTTCATGAACAACCATTTCATATATTCATTATAACATAAAAAAACAGGGTAGCCATAGCGACTACCCTTGTATAATGACGTGGTAATTCAATTATATCATTTCCAGTGTATTTTACCCCAGTATTTTTCATTTTTGATTTTTTGTTGTTTGTCTGTGATTTTACAAACGGCACAATAGAAATGTTTATTACTTGAGCCTGGCTGAACATATTTAAATCTAATCCACCAGTACCCATCTTTTTTGATTACTTGGTCGAAAGGAACATAATTCCCCTTGTATAACCACGAACCACTTTCAACTACACTCCCTTTAAGTCCAGGTGACTTACGTACTTTAATAGTACTGTTAGCAGTGAATTTACCTCCCCAGTTCCACGTTGTTTTAGCTTTAGACGGTTTGCTCTTAGGTGCATTGATTTGTCTACCGTTAATAGCTTCGGCAAGTCGTTTAGTAAACTCATTGACGTTCTTAGTGATATAGTTCATGTCTTTTTTACTAGTGATGAAGCCTAATTCTATTAATCTGTAATTCAAATTAAGTTGTCCGGTAACATTAGCGTTTAATAAATCGTTTCTAGGTGTTACACCTCTAATTTTACCAACCGTCTTACCTAATGCGCTAGATAACGCTTTGTCTATATCATCTGCAGGATACCTGTCACTTACAATGACATGACCACCACTTGCTTGAGGGCTTGCAGCGTCTAAGTGGAATTCTACAATGACATCAGGCTTAACATTCTTTTTAACCCAATATAAACCATAGTCGGAATAATTACCTACACGTTGTCCATATAACGTATCTTGATACAAGTCTTGATTCATTGATTTGCCACCGTATAAAACAACTGTATTACCTACACTTTCAAGATATTTCTTTATTCTAGGAATAATTTCCTTTCTATTGAAGTCACGTTCATTATATCCGTTTGCTACGGCACCTGGATCATTTGAATAAGCACCTTTACCATGACCTGCAACAAGCAAGATTTTCTTACCTTTCTTAGCTTTTGCTTTCTTAACTGGTTTAGCTTTACTTTTAACTTTGTTCTTAGTCGTTTCTTTAGCGTAGAAAGGTCTAATAAACCACATAGGGAAGTCGTAGCCATGTGTACGTCTTGTAGTAACTTCAGGAGGTGTCCAATACGCACCGCCAACCCAATTTTGCTCCAGTATAGTTATAGAGTTAGAAGTAGCAGAAATAACGATACCTACGTGACCATAACCCCCACCATAATTTCTATTGAATATTACAACATCTCCAGGCTTAGCTAAAAATGATAGTGTATTCTCATAAACAGTAGCTTCTCCTGTAAAATTGTTCCATGTCGGAATATCTGCAGCACCTACACCTTTTAAAGTATGACCGAATAAATAAAGCCAATATTGGTTAGCTACGTCGAAACATTGGAAACCATAAGCACCGTCAGGGTTTAACGCTTTGCCCTCTAAACTTTTTAAATATGAAATTGATTGCTTATATGTTCTAACAGATACCATTAGAAATCATCTCCATTCGTTTGAGGCGCACCACCTGTAGAATTTGTTCCAGCTTTAACTTCATGTAACTTTTGTTGTCCTTTTTGCGCTGCGTGAGAGAAGTTATTATTTTTCCACCAAGTCCATAAAGACACTGCACCAGTGATAATAGAGCTGATAGTCACTTCATCTACTGGAATAGGCGAAATGTTTTTAGTAGCTAAAAATTGGTTAACCCAAGCTAAAATAAATACGATTGTTCTTACAATTGAACCTACATCTGTTTTCATACTCATATCTCCTTTTAGATAAATTAAAAAGCCAACGCATTGCGTTGACTCGATTTTATTTATTCTCTTTTATTAACTTTTTATCTTCGATAGAATGGTCATTATAGATATATTTAACCTCTGTAAATCCTTTAGAAGTTTCATCTAATATACCTAAAACATCAGGATTAGTCGTGATATTATCTATCTCTTGTAATTTAATAGGTTCGTCTAAACTATCGAATTTTACAATAGCGTTGACTTTGAACTGTTTAGGCAACTCTGTTTTAGTGCTGTAACAATAGTTTATAAAATCTTGTAAATTAAAGAGCTTTTTGTTTTCTAGATTAGATACATAACCATTAAACATCCATTCTAAGTTACTTTTTAAGATTTCATCGACTTCATTACCGTCAGTAAATATAGCAACTTGTATAGGCTCAACTACACCCTCTGTATATTGTAATAACCAATAATCAATTGTTTTCTTATTAGATAACCAATCCTCTTTCATTATCTTAACTACTTCCTCTGCTATAGGTTTAGCCATTAGTTCAATCCATTGCCCTTTTTCTTTGTCGAAAATTTTAGGTATAGCTTTCATTATTCATTACCTCCAGTAGTGTCAATCCAAATTTTAGTTGTGTCAGTCGGCGCGTTTTCTCCAATGACAAAATTTTCTTCGCTTTCAGTTTGATTCTTAATTAATCCGTTTTTTACACCGTATTCAATCATTTCTTGCCATAAATCATGGTTTTGTGTGTTGATTAATTGTTTACCAATCACACTCTCTGTCACTTGAATTTTCGCTTTATTGTCAGACGGGAATACATACTTGTTATCCACCCATATTTCTAATGAATACGTGTTTACAGGGATAATTTGATTGATTACAACATCACACACATAGGCATTGTCATATTGCCTAACTGTAGTGTCGTAGATATATTTGACACCTGTACTGTCAGTGAGAAAAACTTTTGCAGGTAATCCATCTAGTTTTAAATCATCGTTGTTAGTGTCAGATAAGATGTATCGCATGTGCGATAAGTCACCTTGTTTAATGCGATTGCCGTCTTGTGAGTCATTTAAATTAAGTACATTTATTAGCATTAGAAACCACCTTTTCTAGTTATTAAAGGCTACCCACTCACAGTGAATAGCCTTGTTATCTATATTTATCTCTAATGTAGTACATACCTTTTGCACCTACTTTTTTGTATAAGCTACTAATAGTTGTAGCTTGGAAGTTACACCATTCAATCGCAGTAGCGTATTGCATATGTCCAGGGTTTTTAGGGTTCCAACGCATTCTGTATAATGTGTTTTTGCCTTTGTTGAAAAATTGTTTTCTAACGAACTTAGCGCCACCTATAATACCATTACGTGGACTCGTCCACCCTTGACGTCTAGCGTATGCTATAGAAGCGTTAGGGTTGTTGTCGTAAGCTGCAATACCAAAATAGTTATAAATACCATAACGCCCACTAGCATAGTTACTGCGACCATATCCACTTTCTAAGAAAGCGTGAGCGATTAAGTAAATTTCATTTACATTGTACTTCTTACAACCGTCTGCAAAAGCTTTACCTTGTCCAGATAAAGTGCCTTTACCTTTAAGTATCTTATTCAACTTACTTACTGATATACCTTGATATTTTCCTAAATCTAGCATTTGATAGCGTTGAGTTGAACTATTCCATATAGTGTTAGGATTCATATACTTACTTGTTTGTGACCTAGAAGCATTACCCCAACCCCAACTATAAGATTTTTGAGGCATGCCATGAGCCATTTGTGCATTAAGCGCTTGTTGGAAAGTATATTTACTTTTCTCTACAACTACACGAGGTTTATTTGAAGTTCTGTTTGTCGTTTTACCTGTCGACTTATCGTTCTGTGAAGGATTGTCGACCGAAGTTTTAGGTTTAATTTTTATCTTTGTCTTTGTAGTTGTTGTAGTAATTGTTTCTGTAAGTAATTTATCTCTTTTCAAATATAAACCGATAATTTTCTTCTCGACTTCTTTATATTTACTTTCATCAGGAATACCATTTTTGATTAAGTCGTAATTGATTAAATCTTTCATAGAACGCCATATGTTAGGATCTGCTTTGATTGACGATTCAGAAAGTTTCACCTTACTCCAACTTAGCAACCAAACGCCGTAGATTAACGCTCTGATTTGATTGAGCATGAATTGGCGTTTGCTATCCGTTTGTCCTCCGCAAACTTCCATAACAAGCCAACCTGGATGTTCTGGTGCTTCTTCTGAATCAGGTCTAGGTGTCCATACACGCTCACGGTCTATATATACATGAGGGTATTCATCTTCATTCACATATTTATTACGTTGTAAATACAATTCTTCAACAGAACGCATATGTGTACTCTCTTTGATATATATACCTTTTACTTTCCCTATCAACTTTTGCCCTTCAACCATATAATGATAAATATATTCCAAATCATCGTCTAAATCGTATGCGAATGATGTATAGGAAACTTTGGTAATCTCTTTAGTTATAGGTTTTGTTTGTTCTTTTGTGTTTTTAGGAGCGTTGTCATTAGAAGGTTTGGACGGTGTACTACTTGGTTTCGATGGTTTCTTAGTTTCTGCGTGGTAGGGAGGTCTGACAAATCCGCTTATACCGTTATAACTATGTTTAATTTTCGCGCCAGGTGAGCCTGTATAACTATTTGCACCAATCCAATTTTGATCCACACTAGTAAAGTAACTTTTGGTAGATGGACCTATGACAACAGCAGTATGCCCAACACCGTTATTAAAGGAGCCCTTTCCCCAAACTGCCATGTCACCAGGTTTCGGAACAAAGTTTCTAGTGTTCCTATAGAATTTGAAGCCTTTAGGGTATCTATACCATGCCATAGCAATCGCATTTCCTGTTGTTTTAAAATGCCAATATCTATTGAAAATGTAGTTTGGTAGATCCCAACACTGGGCGCCATAATAACCATCTACATCAACTCTTCTGCCAATCATTCTTTTTGCCCATGCTGCAACTTCCGAAGCAGTAGGTTTTCTTCTTTTAGGACTAGGTAATCCCATATATCCACCTCATTTCTGGGATAATAAAAAGCCGACTAAAAAGCCGGCTTAATAATCTAATTATTTACATTTACCAAACCAGAAACATTCCCAAAAACTTGCGCCTAAAAATAATCCGAACATGGTAACTCACCTCCTTTAAACACCGAAAAACATTCTTAATACTGCTACGATTAAAGAACCAGCTATAGTGCCAACCAATCCTAAAACCCACATTTTAATGTCTTTGATGTTTTTTTGATTTTCTTTTTTGTTTTGAGATTCTAATTCTCTCTCTCTGTTGATAGAGTCCAAAGTGAAATTCATTTTTTGATTAATCAAATTTTGATTGTGTTGTCCATCTTTTATCTGTTCCAAAGAGTTGAAGATTTTTTCGTCGTTATCTTCCAATCTTTTTATACGTCTTTCGTAATCTCCTCTTTGGCTACTTTCTGTCATATAAACACCTACTTCACTTAAAATAAAAACCACAAGTTATTTAACTTGCGGTTCGTAATCTTTACCTGTAGTTTCTTTGAATTGCTCCGGAGTAATCCAACCAACTCTAACAAACTTTTTGAAAGTTTCGTCAGTGTATAATTTCTTCTTATATAAATCGATTACTACTTTGTCCATATTATGCTTCCCCCAATTTTTGATTTGCTTGTTCTTCAGTTATTAGTGCGATGTTCTGCTTCAAACTCATAACTTCTTCTTGTAAATCGACAACTAAGCTAGTTAATTTAGCTATAGCAATATCTTTGTCATCAACAGGAATTTCTACTTCAGGCAACATCTTTTCTAGCTCATCTTGGGTTTGTCCAACCCATTGTTTACCGTCATAATAGCAAGGTAAGATAATACCTTGAGGAGGTTGGTTCTCTGTCCATTTTTCATCAGGATAAACATATTCATCTTCTTCGTTTTTGTGAACAATAATTGCTTGTCCATTTTTCCATAAATAAACTACTTTCATTTCATCACTCCGTCCATTCATATTGACCGTAAATATAATCTGTATCAGTCCACGCTGATGGATCTACAGTAGCGTCAAAATTCACTGTTCCTGATGTGTTCAACGAAATACGTCCGCTGTTTTTGTTTCTAGGTGCACTTATTGAGAAAAACATTAAGTTTTTGACGAATTCTTTAGGTAAAAGTGCAATAGTCTGTCCATGTTTGATAGTTGTAGCATTAATGCGTAACATTTTCTTAGTAACTCCATTTTGTGTGATTGTTCTGTACGCACTAGTAAATCCACCTTTGGAAACTAAGTCGTTATGAGGTGACGCACTGTTCACTAGTTGTAAATCAATCCAACCAGTATCTACAACATCTGAACCGACACGTTCCCACCCACTCCAACTCTTATAAAATCTTTTTTGGTAGATTACAGTTGAATTGTAAGGTTGGTATTGTATTAGAACTGCATCTCCATTTCTTTTATACTTTGTTAACCACCCATTATTATTTGTTCCAGTTGGGTTGTTCAAAGTAAGAACAACATATCTAGTTCCTATCGGTAAAGACATTAATTGTTCGTTATTATCGAAATCTATTTGTAGGTTGGCATCATAAAAATTAGTGCCATCATCATTTGTTAATTTAAATTTTTGCCAATCCTTTTCTGTAAACTTGCTTTCTACATATTCAGGAGTAGTAAAGCCATCTCTTTCAAGGGTTTCATTAAATGTTTGTAGTTTTTCATCAATTGTTGTGTTAGCTTGATTAACATTTGAATTAAAAGCGTCCACATTGCTATCATAAGTTTTTTTGAATGTATCTGAAGCTAAATCATAATCCGTTTTGATAGCGTCACGTTTAGCATCAATTTGTCTTAAAGCTTCTTCTCTCTCTAAGTCAATGCTTTGGTTAGACGACAATAATGCGTCTGTAATGGCAATAAGAGCGTCTGCTTGAGCCTTGTTTATTTTAATGAGGTATTCTTCAGCTGTTTGCTTAATAGATTCAATCAACGTTTGGGTATCGCCTATATCTTGCTTAAGTTGTTGCACTTTCTTTTCTAATTCCGAACGCAAATCATCAAACATGCGAATATAAGATACTTTAATGTCGCTTTCTATTTGATTGATAAGACTGTCGCGTACCGTGAATTTAAAAGTACCTAACACAGCAGTGTCGTCTTTCCCTACGTTATTCACATCATTGAGTGATAAGTAAATTTCACCCAACACTTCAGAATCGACAACGTTTTTCAGAAACCATTGAGGTACCGTAACACCTATTAATCCTTTCATTGGATCAATGAATTCTACGTCTAATACACCCGATGTACTAGGTCGTTTTTCTTCTGTTCCGTTCGCAGCTTTAAAGAAAGCATAACCTTTAACGTTCTTATCGCTGATTAACAAAGGTTTGTTGTCTTTTTGTACTACAAATTGAAATTTAGCAGTATTTTTATCGAGATTATAAAAACCGATACCTCTATTAGATATCGGTTGTAAATATGGTTCTTCATTTAAATCAAGTTTACCTACTTTTTCTAATTCCATTATTTAGCACCCCACAATACTAATGCTATTGCACAGCCACGTTCTTCAGTGTATTCAGAAGTTATCTTCATGACTCTGCCTTTACCATTCACATTATCTTTATATCCTACACCTGCTCTACCGTTGATATAGTCGCCTGGTATAACGTCTTTCTCAATGTTTGTGTAGATTTGACCTAATAATCCGACTACATTCCATTCAGGTCTTTCTGAACGTGGTTGATAATCGATTTTGTCGTTATATTCAGGGTTTTCTACTGGTATGTCACGCCATTCGAAAGAAACGTTGCCCTCATCATCTACAAATTCAACTTGTTTTCTATTCGTGATAGTCACACCATATTCGTTTTTAAGAAATCTATCTTTGTGGTGGAACGTTTTTTCGTTCGCTACCAACGCGGCAGTTCCAGATATAACGCCAATTGGTGTATCGTTAGGTTGCGCTTTTCTTATTTTATCGCCGTCTAATGTAACGATAGTTCCTAAATCGATTGCTAATCCATTTTGTGACTCAAATAACTCTGCGATATCGGCACTATCTTGTTTAAGTTGACCGGCTAAAGTTAAGTTTCCTGAATAAGTGCTTAAATCAAATTTAATGTTAGATGTAGAAGCATTACCACTAGAGCCATATCCAGCAACAACGTGATAGTTACCAGGTGACTTAACACGATTACTATTAAGAATTAATTGTGTGTGTCCTGACTTGTCTGTTTCTGAATTTAACGAGTTGATAATACCACTACGTGATCCATAAGATTTGGAGTTAGCACCAGAACCTAATACAAAGCTACGATTACTGTATGCTTTTGAACCACCTGTAGATGCAATCACTGCACTAGCATTAGCTACGCCTGCACTTCCTGTAGACGCTATACTAGCACCACCTTTTCCAACTGTAGGAGGTGTGTCGTATTTTTCGCCGGCTATCCATGCAGGTGTTGAATAATTATCAGCTGTGATACCACTAATCATAGCGTGGTTATTTGTCAAACGTAATCCTATACCTGAACCATTACCGTGTAAATTACAATTAGTTATTTTAGTATCGTATATTTTACTTCCAACACCGATACCGATATTGTTAGATGAATTCCAAATATTGATATTGTTTAAAATAACTCTTGAAGGTCTATTATCTCCGCCAAATAATCTGATATCTACTTCTGCGTTTTTAAAGTTACGCACATTAATATTATTAAGTGAGATGTTTTCAGACATGAATTGGATGGCTATTGCTGGTTGCTTTTTATCTAGCTTTCCACCTTCTAATTTTCCAAAATCATCATCACCAATTGCAGTGAAATTATTGACTGATACATTTTTATAAGCACTGATTAATAATGCTCTAGGTGTTGAGCCTGGATACACACCATTGTATTTAGGGTTTAAAGCTAAGCAATTATTTAGCACCACGTCATAAGCAGTCAAACTTTTATTGTCCGTTTTAGCTCTATGATGACCGATGTGTCGAATGTTGTAAGCTCTTGTATCTTCGATTGATACGTGACCGTTAACGAACACACCACTTGCAGCACTTGCATTACTGTGTGCTTTGATTTCTAAACCACCGAAGTTACCTTTGGTTCTGTTGTTTGATAAGAACACATATTGTGAGCCATCGTCAATTTCTACACCGTTGTTATTACTTCCACCTGTTGGTGTATGTGCATAACAATTAGAAATTGTAATGTAACGAGAGTGATGGGTAGTGATACCATCATCTCCGCAACCATATACCTCACAATTATCAATATGAATATGCTTACTTTCTAATGCGTAAGGCACTCTGTTTCCATCGCCTTCGTAGTAATAATTGTCATTTGCATATGTTACATCGATACAGTGTAGTAAAGCGTCATATGATTTAACGTTATAGATATATCCATTAGTTACACCCGCAAATCTAATGTTAGATGAACGAGAACCACCGGTAGCTTTAAGTGTTTTATTTTGTCTAAACTTATTCCCGTTGAACGAAAAACTTTCTAATGAAATGTTTTCAGCTCCACCACTCATTTTTAAGTTAGTGATACCAATATTTTCTGCAGGTGTTTCGTCCATAAACTTAATTGTAGTAATGTCTTTACCTTGTCCTACCAAACGAGAGTTGTTAGGCATTTTAATACCTGTTGTAAGGTAAGTACCACCACTCATAGTTACCTGTACATTGCCGTTACCTAATGCGTCTTGGAAAGCTTTCGTACTGTCCTTTTGACCTGTAGGATCTCCGCCAAAGTCATCAACGTTAACAATACGTTGTATTTTCTTAGTTAAGTCGGCTCTTAGTTCTTCTCTAGCGTTACTTTCTCTTAAAAAGTCGTGATATAGACGTTGGTGTAAAGAATCGAAACTTTGAGCGTCCATTGATGTGTGACTAGCTTTTAATTCGTTATTGCCATCACCGTTATGACCTAACACAAGATGTTCAATAAGTTCATCTTGATAATTTTCATGATTAGATAATACGACATCTTTACCTTTTGTAGTTTTGTGTTTGATTTGATCAGTTGTATGCGCATTTTTTTGAGTGGTTAAATGCTCGTTAAAGCTATCATCACTTTTATTAGTCCAGTATTTTATTTGTTCGAAGTTATTCTCAAGTTGACTTACAAACTTTTGACTAAAGTACGAGTGAAGTTTCGTAATTAAGTTATCTAATTTCAAATTTTTTGACCTCCTTAGCCATAAAAACCATAAAAGTTTTTAATCAATTCGTACATAATGACCTCGTGCCCTTTTTCATTAGGGTGTACCCCGTCAGGCATACTCGATTTTCTGTACGAAGGTATATTGGGTTTGAATTGTGTTGAATGATAAGCATCATACACAGGTATATCTAGTTCGTTACAAGCGTCTATTTGAACATCTACATAATCAGCTAAAGTGTGACCTAAATCGTTCTTAGTAGTGTCTTTTCTTACGGTTTTGCCGTCTTTTATATAACATTGTTTAGTAGGTGTCATAACAATTATTTTAGAGTTAGGGTTATTACTCTTGATTTTAGTGATAGCACTATAAAAGGCACCGTAAAACGTTTTAGTATCCGTTTTATCAGTGCCTATATTAATATCATTAGTCCAATCATCATCTGTACCTTGAACAATGATTAAATCAGCTTTAATTTTAGTCGCTTGATCATAAATACTATTCTCTTTGTTTGCACTCATCGTTGCTCCACTAACAGCTAAGTTTGTTGATTTAGCCTTTATCTTCTTAGCTAACATTTGCGTAAAGTTAGTTTTAGCGCCAGTCCCTTTAGCTACAGAATCTCCAATAGTACCTATTGTTTTAACTTTCCTAATCTTAGATTTAGGTGTAAAGTCGTGAACAATAGTACCGTTTGCAGTTGTAACACTCTTAGCATGTGCGCTTTCTAATCTTCTTTTTATTTCATCGGTTTTCTTCTGTAAATCTTGTGCAGTCTTAGTATTTGCGTTGTTTTGAGCTTGAATCATCCTTAAGTCTTTAGCTGGATCAGATTTGTTAGACTTAATAGCTTTAACATAATTTGCAGCAGTATTTACTGCTTTCATATATCTATCTTGTAATCTGAATTCCCCAAGTACTACGTCTTGTTTTATAATCTTGTTGTTAATATCTCGTTGTGTAGTGATTTCGATAATTCTAACAAACTCATTTAAACCTATTAAATCATCAATTACATTCACAATATCCCCAACTCTAGGCACTGCTTCTTTAAAATGTTTTTGCAAAGAAATGAAATCTAGTGTTACAGATGTTTTTAAACTTTCTTGTATAACTAACTCCATAGATTTTTTCAGTGTATCCCCTTTAGTTATGCGTCCATCTACAACAGGTGGTGCATGGCGTTTGCCTATTAAGTCAGCTAAGGGGTGTGTATACTCATATTGCAAGCTAGCTTCGTTGAAAGTTTGTTGCTCATCAAAGCCACCATAACCTCTGATGTATGTGTAACATTTAGAAGCATCTTCTTGAACTTTTACATTATTAGCATTGACACCTGCTTTAATGTAATAGTTAGCTTTTCTTTGAACAATATCATATAAATGAAACGTCTTTGTTTTGGCGTTATATTCATATTCTAAGTTATATCTTTCCAAACCTTTTTTGAATAATTCTAAATTAGTGTCGTGGTTACCTAGATTTTCAAATTTGGAAGATGAAACCTTAGCGTGTAATTCATACTTATAACCGGTATCTTTAAAAACTAAATCAAAGTAGCTTTTTCCTGTAAAACTACCATTATATACTTCGTACACCCTTAAATTGTTTAGGTCGTCTAATTCAACAGGACGCGCTTTGATTGTTAACTTTTCCTTTTGACCTACAGTTGTTTTGTCTAACATAACGATACGGTATTCGTTTAGGTCATCAGCACCACCAACGCCTGTAATCGTCCACATTTTAGTAATAGCCCCTATAGCGTCAAATGTAGCTTTGTTTTCTACCATTTCTATTTCTAAGGAGCCATCTTCATTTAATTTCTCGTTTAATTTTGTTTCTACAGGTAGGGATTGCCCAATGCCCTGTAACGTTTTTAATAATATTGGCAATTAAGCAACCTCCTTACAAGTAATATCTTTTGTGTTTAAACGTGATTTTTTGAAGTTTCTTAGTAGTATGGAAAGTATTCCAACCAGGCATTAACACAGGTTGTTGTTTCGTCTTATTGTAATCATCAATGCGTAAGTTATTACGATATACATGAATGCCGTCAAATTTTATAACATCACCGGCTCTCAATTCTAATCCACTTATTTTCATAATGTCACTATGTGTCATATAGAAGTTAAAACCGTCGCTATCATTTTTACTGACATTTTCTCCAAGTGTCATTTCTACAACACTATCTTGGTTGAATTGGTTAATTTCAGCTGTACCACCGTAATATACATCGCCCACTTTAGTGTCATAGAATGTGTATCTACGTTCTTTATGAGATGTGTTGAACGGGTTTTTGTCTGGAATACCCCATTTATTCAAATTACCACTCTCTTTTTCTAAATCTGTACTATACCCAATACTCTCAAAGTATGGTAATTCAATCGTTTCGAAATCTAGTGTGAATTCACCTGACGTTTTAGTAGTATCGAATGACACTTCATTAACTAAGCCAACAAGTATCTGCCTACCGTCAACATATTCTAGTTCAAAAGATTGTTCCTTAGGTTCGAATATATTCTCAAATTTAATTTCACTTTCGGATGCTGCTAATTCTCTAAGATAAAAATGACCTCTTAGCATAGCTTGTATGTTCGCTTTTAAATGAGAAGCATAAGCTATCTTTTCTACATCGTACCTAACAGTCATAGATATACTTTTCTTTTCTTCTTTAGTAGCGTTGTGAAATCTACCGTTAACACGATCAATTTCGTCAAACTTACGTTCATACCCTGCTCCTTTTACATCATAAGAAACAACTCTCAACGCAGTACCAGTAAAGCGATTGTTACTAATACGTAAACGTTCTTTATTTTTGTAAACTTCAACATCATGTAATATCAATTAACAATCACTCCTTTAAAATAATCCGAAACTTGCGTCTTTTGAGTTGGAATCTTCAATGTAAGATTTAATGGCCGGTATATCTGACTCATTACGAACAGTCACATTAACGATAGGTTTATTGTTCTCTTGCATGCTATGACGTACGTCTTTACTCATATGTGCGTTCACATCGCTATTTAATCCACCTGTTAAGTCTGATGTTAAATCAGTGTTTAAATCAGGGCTAAATGCGTTAGTTACATCTTTCGCTAAACGACGACTGGCATTAATAGCACTATTGCTTTGTTCCATAATACCAATACCTAAACCTTGAGAAATATATCCGCCTATACCTCTGAACACACGTGAAGGTGAGTGAATACCTAGTACGTTTTTAGCTGCACTAACTGCTTTTTTAGCGATGTTTGCAGCAGCATTTATAACTCTACTTGCGCCATTCGCAATACCTCGTGCAATACCTGAAGCAATATGCAATCCTGCAGATACCATTTTTCCGAAGAAACTTCTGACTTTGGAAACAGCTCTACCCATACCAGAAGCCACTTGTGATACAACTCTAACAAAACCACTAACCACGCCTTGAACAAATCTACTCATCGCAGAAATGATACTTGAAACCCAACGAGCACCACCAGAAATGATGCGACTTAATGCTTGCATCATTTTTTGAGCAACAGTTGAAACTACACGTGAAAACCAACTTGATACTGTATTCCATATTCTAGTAACTGCACCTGAAATCGCAGACCAAATTTGGTTCCAACTTGTAATATTAGTACCAAGTATTCTGTTCAAAACATTGAATATGAAGTTAGAAATTTGGCCCCAAATTGACAATATGGTATTCCAAATCGTACTCATTACATTAGAAATCGTAGTTTGTAATGTTTGCCAAGCGCCAGAAAAATCTCCGGTAAGGAGCTGTATTAATGCAGTAAACAAACCGAAAATCAATTGCGTAGCAGCTTGTAGTATTCCACCTATCGCAGTGAATACTACTGAAATCACAGTCCAAAGAGATTGGAAAGCAGTTACTAAACCATTGATAAGGCTGATGAATAAGAAGCCGAGAACTTGGTTTGCAACTTGTCCTAACATTTGTAAGATAGGCATAATTGGTTGTAGCGTTTGTTCGATAGACGCTCTGAACTGATTAAACCAGTTAATCACTGTTTTTACAGCGTTCATTATCGTATCTTTAATTGTGTTCCAAGCTTCAACACAAGTTTTTCTGAAATTCTCGTTTGTTTTCCATAACCAAACAATAATACCTATTAAAGCAACGATAACGCCTATGATAGCCAATACAGGCCATGAAATCGCACCTATAGCTACACCCAATGCTTGGAAAGCACCACTTAACATAGGTAAGATACGCATAATTGTACTAATAGGGCTCATAAGGAGCCTGAAAGCTATTTTTACTAAGTTTAATGCACTTCTAAGTATTTGAGTGTTTCTAGCAAAAGCTAACATTTTACCGATAGCTTGGATTAAACCTACACCGAACACATTAGATAGCATTGTACTTACTGCGATGATTGGTGCTAGTAAAGCCCACAACATACCACCGAGTATCATACCTATACCAACCATTCGAGCTATAGCTGGGTGTGTTTCAAACAATTTAGCTATGAAACCAGCTAATGCTGTTACTACTTTTAATATCACACTTGCTATTGGCGCCATTGCAGTACCAAACGCAACCAATACTCTTACAATATTACCGATTAGATCCATAATGACTGGACCATTCTCTTGTACATACTGAACAAACTTTTTAAACCCTTCAGATTTACCAACTTGTTCAGACCATTCTCTAAACTTAGCAGTCATTTTAACTAGCCAATCAAAGATATTAGAACTGTTTTGAGCAAATGCTTTCATCAAGTTACCAATACCCATGAATACATTGCCAAATATTTGACCTATTTTAGGTAAATTAGTTTTAGTGTATTCAATAAATGATTTAATAGCGTTCTGACCTGCTACGCTGTTAGCCCAGTTTTGGAACTTCTTACCTAAATTATCTAAACCTTTAGCAGTCCATAAGAATAGTGGACCTAACTGCGTGAACACATTAATAAGTCCGTCACCAAAACGTCCTGCAGCACTTAATAATGTGTTGAATGTCTTAACGCCTGTTGTATTCATCATGTTAAAGAATTTGCTGGCGGTTTGACTGTTTTGAGCCCATTTTAAGACACTCTGTGACGCTTGTTCCATTCCTTTAGAGATACCTGCTAAGAATGGTTTCATACGTCCTAAAGCTACGTTAACTGTATCTAAAGCATTAGATAGTGTGTTGAAAATCTGTGCTTGATTTTGCTTGATAATACCTTCCCAAGTTGACTTAACTTGTTCTAAAGACGCTTGATATCTTCTTGTTTGTGCAGTGGCTTGTAATGTTCCGTCATTCAACATTTTAATTGCACTTACTGCCATAGCACCAAATGCAAACGCACCACTTGCAGCAATACCAAATGCACCAGCTACACCTAATGCACCACCAGCAACTACGCCTAATGCGTTAGCTACTGCCATGATGGCGGGTACTAAACCAGCTATAATAGGAATAAGACCTTGAAAACTAGCGATTAGCACACCTTTGATTTGTTGTCCAAACACAGTACCAAATGTACGAATACGAGTAGCTAATCTATCCATTTTGTCGCCGTATTCATCTAAAGACTGACTTAAAGCTCTAGTTAATACTTGTGCTCTTGTCATCCCTCTTGTATCAAAGTTAACTTTTACTGTTTTATCATGTAAGGTTGCCAACATAGCCTTAGCACCTAATACTGAACGTTTTAAGGGATTGTTATTTCCTTTGATGTCTACTTCTTTATCTCTTAGCTGTTGTAGTTTTTCTCTAACTACTGCAATTGCTCGTTTGATAGGGTTGTTGTTACCGTCTATTTCAACGGTGTGTCCACGCCAACGTTGAGCCATTGCTTTAGCAGTATTTAAGGCTCGTTTAAATTTACTTATGTTGGCGTCGACTTGTGTTTCGATTTCATCGGGTATTTCAGTTTTTGCCATACGTTGAGCTTTTCTGATATTCCGTTGGAAATCTGTAATGATCGCCGATATACGAGCCATAAAGTTTTTATTCATGGCTAACCTCCTCTTTGACTAGTATTACGTAATGAATTCATAAAGCGTCGTGTACCTTGTTTCTGAACTGCTCTGTTTCGTTTGTTCTGTGCTAACTTACGTTCTTTCATACGTTCGTATTCTTCTGATTGTCCACGCACTTCATATCTTTCACGTTCTAACTTTTTTTGCAGTCCTTTTAACGACTTACCAGCTTGTGCAATACTATTAGCTTGAGCACCAAACAATAAATTTTCTTGTTCATCAAGTAACGCCAGTCTGCGACCGATAACCCAGTCTTTCCATTCATTAGGCGTCAAACTCATTAATTCATCATAAGGGAGATAGCCTATGTATTGACTGGTTATCTGCCGTATTTCTGAATAATCTAGTAAGGTAGCTCGCCCATGATTTCTTTGTAGTTGTTCTTCATGAACTCGATACCGTTCTTCGTAGACTCTTTTTCTTCTTCTTTCACCATAGATGGAGCCGAGTTCATTTGTGTCCAGAATAGACGTGATTTCTGCTTGAAAAAACCACTATGATTTAATACTCGCAATGCACCTTGTAATAATTCGATAGAGTCTTCTTTTTCGTCAATAATTTCCATTAGTGTTTGTTCGATATCTTCACGTTTAGGTGCATTTTTACCTAAATAAGCTGTTGCACATTCCCAAAAATCAGCAATTGCGATTGGATCACGTTCTAAAATGCCATTATAAATAGCATTAAAACCAGACACTTTAGTTGTTTTACCATTTTCGTCTTGCTCATCTTTAGCAAATTTCTTAGCCGCTTTATCGAATAAAAAAGTCGCTTTAGCTTCGACTTCTTCTCCGTTGATTTCTAATTCAGTAATAGGATTGAATGTATTTTCAGTCATTTTTTTAACCTCTTTCTGTTATTTTGTACAAAAAAATAGAGGGCTTAATGCCCTCGTAAAACTTATGCGCCAGCACTAGGTGTACGGTTTTCGTATGAGTCTGTATAAGCTCCCATATCTTCCCATTCAACTGTAGGAGCGGCAGCACTAGGATTGAGCCATTCTGGTGGCAATGAATCAACAGAACCGTCTGCACTGTTAAATTTAACTTTTGCAGTGATTTCGATTTTGTCATCCTCATCATCAAATGACCATTCTTGTTCTTCTATAATTACATAAGCAAAAGTACCATGATGCTTACCATCACGCTTTTTAACTTCCCAAATCCATAAACGTAACTGTTTGAAGTTTTTAACTGACTCTTTTAAAGCTTCTTGACCTTTGTCGCCAGGTACACGGTCAACAGTTAACTTGATTTCTTCTTCTACAGAGTTACGACCGTAGTCTTTTTTGCCACCTGTAATCATTTCAGCTAAGTCATTGCTGATTGTGTGTCCACCCTCAGCTAAACTAGCTAACAGAATAGCATCTTCTTCTTTTAGCTTGCTCGCTAAATCTTTGTCAGCAATTTGTAACGCTGCAATGTATTTATTCTGCGCCATTCGTTACACTCCTTTGTAAAGTATTGTGTCTGTATTTAAAAACAAGCCGAATGATACCGTGCTTCGTGTACTGATCAATGTCAGTTATCACTTCTTGTGTATCAATTCGACTTTTAATAAATGAGTAGTTATTTATTTCTACTTCAGAGTTAAGTACAAAACCTAAGTATTGGATGATTTGTGAGGCCTCATCTCTATTTCTGGCTTGGCTATAAACATGCAATGTAACGCCTACATCTTCAAACATACTTGTCGTTGTCTCTTTGTTAGTGACGTTTGTTTCACCCACAACGATATATGGGTAAACAGCGTCTTTTTGAACGCAATCAAAAACCCTACCACCAAGCTGTTTGTTGATGATAGGGTTGCTTTTTAATTTGTTATATATCTTGTTAAACAGATACCGTTCTACTGATACCCACATATCTTAACCACCTTATGAAAAATACTTATTGAAAAACGCTCTACCTTCATCGATTGCAGGTTCCCAAAAAGGTTGTGCATGTTGTCCTTTAGTTGTGTGCCAATGTCCGTCTGCGTCTTTGTAACGCCACGGGATATTCTTTGCACGACTACCACCTGGACCGACTGCGTATCATCTTGTTATCGTAAAGGCTTTTTATCCTTTACTTCTTACAGTCACCTGTAAGTTCGGCGTACATTTTCAACCAATAAAAAAGACAACCATTATTGGTTGTCGGACACTCTTGGGAAGATTATATTTATTCACTTCCTACGCTCTACAGTGCTCAATAGCCTTTCGCAATCTATTAAGTTACCTCGGTGTTATCTTTTCCAGAATTGTCTTTGTCCTAAAGGTCTAACAACAGCGTAACCTTTATCACCACGAGCAATCCTTGCATATATTGTGTTAACTGATATTTTGTATATTTTTTCTAATTCTTGCGGCGAGTACTTAATACCATCTAGGAATACCCATTTATTGCTAGTTCTGTTTTTAGCTTGTTCATTCCTTGTTATCCAAGTACAATTTGAAGGTTCGTAGTTACCGTTAATATCTTTTCTTTCAATAGTTAAGCGTTCATTGTAACCATTATTATATGCCCAGTCATAGAAATTTTTATAACTATTTTTCCATTCTTCACAGATAGTTATTCCTCTAGCACCATAATTTTTGTATCTATCGGAATTTGGTTTATAGCAACGTTTCTTCATATTTTCCCATATATAATACAGTCTAGAATCTGTATCACCATGAGTTTTTTTAGCCTTGCTTGTCGCTATCTTTTGTAAGCATCCACAACTTTTGGAATAACCTGTTGTTATAGATTTTGCAGATTTAACTGCAGTATTTCCACAATCACACTCTACTAACCAATACAGGTATCTATCTCCTTTAGGTGGATTGTGAATCCTTACTGGTTCTATGACTTTTAACATATTGAATTTTTTGCCTGTCAAGTCTCTAAAATTACCTTCAAAAACTTCGCCTTTAGAATTGGTTAGCATAACATCACTCCTTATGGATATTATACCAAACCTTCATCGTATATACCAGTCGATATTTTACATATAAGACTTTCACCGATTTTGCCCGATTTTTAACTTACCATTACTGATAAGTGGGACATACACACTACCCCTGTACCGTAGTTAACGTAAACTGCATACTCACTACCAATATTAATAACGCCTGTTAATCCGCCCTTCTTAAAGTCCATAGAAACACTTTCTCTAAGATAACCGGTATCAACAGGCATGTTACTAACTATTGAATTGTGAATAATTGTTGTTGTCTTGGCTATACCTTTTTTAGCCCATCTAATCGTTTCTTTTTCAAACTCCTCAAGTTCCTTAACTAAATCCCAATTGCCATATTTAACCTTAGCCAATAGGACACTCTTTCAACCGAGTAAGATTGATTTCTTGTTGTCCACCTTGGTCGACAGGTTCTCCTACTACTTCGTAAGTTTTACCGTTGTATTTGAATAAGTTTTTGTTAGTTATTGGCAGGCTGTACGGCGTATATAGGTTTCTGTCGTATGATTGGTTCATTTGATGAAACTTGAGTTGTTCAGATGAAGTAGGCGTATCCATAAAGCCTTGTATTGTTTTTTCGCTCTTAAAGCGCTCTTGTTCACGTGGATACTCTCCTACAACCTCTCTTGAACCTAATTCGATTGTGTGAGGAAACTCATTTAATGGATTAAACATGATAACCAGTCCAACGTAAGCGTCTAAATGGTTTAAGGTACCCGTATGTTTCCTTAGGTAGATCAGTAACGAATGTGTAACTCACAGTTCCCATAGTACGTGAAGAAATATTACTAGTCGTACCTTGTTTAATACAATTAGCGATGAATTTCTCTACATTACTAGGTAATGACTGCCTATTGAATGTTTGATTACAATATTCTTCAGCTACATTCAGATACTTTTCGATAAGTAATTCGATTGTTTCGTCATTTGAAGTATCATCGAGTGAGAGATTGTTTAATAATTTAACGTCTTGTGCGTTCATTACTCAACACTTCCTAATGCTTCAATGAGTTCATCTTTTTTCATACTAGAAAAGCCCTCTATTTCACGTTCTTTAGCGAGTTCTCTTAATTCTGATACTTTCATACCTTTTAAGTCTTTATCACTCTCTACACGCTCAATAAGGGACTTGTTTTGACGGTTCTCTTTTGTGGATAGCTCTGCTAATCGTTCATCACTTACATTTAAACCTTTACGAGGGAACGTATCTCCAACGTTATATTCGTAGTTGTCATCTTGTAAGTCTGTGAAGTATTCGATTACTTTATACATACGTCACTACCTCCTTTTATGCGCCTGAGTCTGTAGTTCCTGCGCCTTTAGTAACCTTAACTGCTTTAGATTCGTCATATAAGTATGCTACATAATGTTTATCACTGTATAAAGCAGTTGTTTTAGTTGAAGGATCACGGTCAGTTTCTAAGAAGAAATCACGTTTAGTGATTAATTTAACTGCACCACGTTTAGCTAAGATAGCTTCTCCCTCATCTAATTTCTTAGAACGTACAATAACAGCTCCTAACGCTTCGCCAAACGCACCTTTAACGATAATGTTATCGCCTAATTCAGTCGCACGAGTGAAGTTTGCAGAAGCACTAGAACGTAATTTACCAGCGTCTTTAGGATTAATGAATAATACCATTGGTTCTAAATCTTCATCGTCAAATGTATCAATAGCAGCTTCTAAACCTGCTAATGTACCAATATCTCCACTAACTGTTAATTTCGTGCCTCGTAAAGCTTCTAATACGTCGTTATCTACTTTGTTAGCAATGGCTAAGCCATGTTGACGTACTGCTTCGCCTTGAGGGTCACCATAACCAGATAATAAAGCTTCATCAGTAATATCAGTACCTTTACCGATTTTATGAATTTTAGCTTCACGTTTGTTAGTTTCAATTTTGTCTACAGGAATTTTTTGTCCTTCAGGTACTACTGTAGCATCACCACTGTAAACAAATGCAGGGAAAGTTAAAGTGTCACCTGGTTGTCCTACTAATGTACTGTCAATGTCTGCAAATTGTGCAAATCTCAATTTCTTATCTAATTCTGCTTGCATCATAGGTTTTAATACTTCTGGAACGATTTGTGTACTTTTAGTTGTTGTTCCTTGTGCCATATGTTATTACCTCTTTTCTAATTGTTTATTAGAGTGTCGTAAGTTTTTCTATCGTTAACGAATAGATTAGTTCTCTCTGCGACACTCATATTGTTAAATTCTTCTTGTGTAATCCCACCATTTACATTTTTGCCATCATCTGGTGTGCGTCCACTTGGTTTACTTTCAGCAAATAAATAAGGCTTAGACTCTTTTAACGATTCAATCGCTTTATCTAAACCTTTAACATTGCCGTCGTCTTGTAGTTCTAACTCGTCTTTGTTGATGAAAGCTAGAATGTCGTCAGCGTCGTTTGCGTCTTTAGCAACTGCCAACTTAACAGCGTTATTCAGTTTTAATTGCTTCATTTCTGCTTGGTACTGGGCATTTTCTTTTTTATAATTTGATAACTTATCTTTAAGTTCTTGGTTATCCCCGTCCTTAGCTTTTTGAAGTTCTGTGATTTGGTTGTCACGATTAGTCAGTTCTTCGTTTGCTTTATCAAGTTGCTCTTGCAATGATTCTGTCTTTTCAGCTTTATTTTTAAAATCACGCAAAGTGTCATGATGTTCATCTACAATCTTTTGAACTGTTTCCTCTTCCAGACCTAAACCACGTAAAAATTCTCGTTTCATTTGTATTACTCCTCACATTTTTTATTACGGTGGTCTTATCCACCATGAGTTTGCACCTTTTAACGCCTTGAGCATGATTTGGGCATAAAAAATAGCCAACACAATTAAGTGTTAGCTAGAATAAGTTAAAGTTTGCATTTTCAGCATTTTTCTCATTAATATAACTTCTAATTATTTCTGTATCAGCTTCGTTGCTTATTCCTACCTTTACAACTGGTCTATCATTCTTTAATTGATTAATTTCTTCGTATAGTTGTTTGATACGTTCTAATTTCTCAATTGCATCATCAGCATCAACATTAACCTTCACATTAAACTCCATAATCAAGCACCACCTTTTCGTTTCTCTTTCTCCCACTCTCTATAGTTAGTGAAAGGTATTACGCCATCTTTTTTAGTTCTCATCGTTGTAGGTAATTCATCTTCATCTATGTAGTAAAGCAACTTACAACGACAGTTGATGTTCTCTTTTGCACTAGCCACACCTACAAATAACTTAGGTGCAGGACCTACACAACCACTAGAATGAAAGTTATCTTCAATATCTACTGAAGTGCCGTCTAAGTGTCTGTGTGTATCACGTGTGCGTGTATCTTTAGTAGCATACCAACGTTTTTTCATATCAAGTCCGTTATCTTTAGCTACTATTGCGCTATCTAATCCTGCTTGTGACAATGCGCGTCCTGTTTCTGTACGTGCTACTCTTACTGATTGAGCCTTTGCCATTCCTAAGTCATCTCTTAACGCTTTAGCTATCTTAGAATAGCCCTCGCCACTCATAATGCCTTGTGTGATATGCATACGAATACGCTTCAATGTATCATCACGATGTTTCTGTAGTGTAGGCACTAACTTAATAAACTCAATAGGTTGTTCTATAGCTGTCTGTATCGTTTGTGCGGTCGGTATATCAAAGTTCATAGATGTTTGACTTGCTACTTCATACAAAAATAGGCTCATCATGTACTTTTCGATATAGATGTTCTGTTGTGACTGTTTGATAGCTTTAGCGACTTCTCTGTAGTCTTGCGACAACATTTGACCTATACGATTAAGTTCTTTGTTGAGCCTGTTGTATTTATTGAATTCAGTCCACGTTACTTGCGGTTCATCTCTATCGTACTTTTCGTACATATTCGCAATAATCTGTTTGATTTCTTTTAAACGTTTAGCAAATAGTATTTCGATTTCTTTCTCTGCTTGATTAACCAGTTTGTCGATGTAGTTATCTATGTCATTCTGATTGGTTATCTTCGGATTGTCTTTGTTGTTCGTCATTCAATCCCTCCTCAATGTCAGGGAGTTGTTGATTGAGTTCTATGTTTTCTTGCTCTATTCTTTCCATTTCAGCTACAGGATCTTGTACCCACGAATGATTACCAAGAATAGTTTCTTTAGATAATAACCCTGTAGAATTCATAGCGATTTGAGAGTTTTCTAACTCATTAACCATTACATTGAAGTTGAATGTAATCTCGATGTCTTGCACTCTCACATCTAATCTGTAGAAGTCGATAATGTACTGCAATAGCTCTTGTAATGCAGTAAGTGTTTTGTTCTTCAATTTATTAGCTTTTAAGTCTAAGTTACTGTACATAAATTTAAGTGCAATACCACTTGGGCTATTACCAAACTTATCTTGTTGGAAGTCTACACCTTGTCCAAACTCTATAATGTAATCACGTAACATCTTCGTGTATTCCTTAACAGAGTCGATAGGCACTTCTACTTTGATAGTATCTACACCGGAGCCACTTTCCCCTGCAACACTAATCGCTTTATAGTATTTAAGGTTATGCATGAAGTCTTTCATATCTTCGCCTTCATAACCTTTTAAGATATAGATTAACTCTACTGATTCGTCAAAAGTGTTTTGTGTATCAGACAATCGCTTATCTAACGCGTCTATGATTGTTTTGTACATGAATAAGTCAGATACTTCTTGTGGGTTGTTCTTGAACGGAATAAAAGGAACACGTCCCCAACTCATCAATTTATTACCTTGATAATAATGAGGTTGTATATGATCTTCACTACGGTAGAAATCAGGGATAAGTTGCCCTTCTTTCAACTCATAGAATGTCACATCATCTTTAGTCCAATACTCAACGCGTTCTGCTCCGTCTAATTCATATACACGGATAAACGCTTGCAGTTCATCTCTTTCTTTATTAGTCCAAATAGGTACAGCTTGTTCTGCAGGTACACGAAACGTTTTAAACTCTCCCTCTTCATCTACATAAGGTTGAACCCATTCGATACCTTTATTACTTGCAGCAGTTAATATATCTACTAATTTGTCATCCCACTTGTGATTAAGTGTGTGTTGTATTTGTTTTAATGCTTTGTCATTATCTACACCAAATGTCACAGGATTAGCAACTGCATAAGCTACTTTCTGGTCTACTAAGTTTTGATGGTAGTTAGTATACATGCGCCAGTCTGGTTTAGTTTCGTCATAGTCGCCGTTCACATCTTTTTTGGAAGGAGCGTCTAATATATCTGGGTGATGATTATAATATCTTTCGCCCATTGTGATATTGTCTATATTCTCTTTATGTTCTCTAACCAAGCGCAATATCATTTCTTCTTGCGTTTCATACTTCGGTTTGATTTGTTCTACCACTTGTTCGTGATATGGTTTGTCCCATGGCCAGTTAATGCTAATCACCTCGTTTACGTAAGTATGCTAAGTTTATTCTGCCTCATGTCACGCTCTAGGGCGTATCTAGTGGCGTCTATCGTATGGTTGTCTTTATCTTCTAATCTCGGTTTAACGTTGCCATCTTTGTCAGTTTCATAGTCAATATTCTCAAATTCTCTCGCTATATTAGGCGTTCTGTTAGGATCTATCACAATAGCAGTTAAATCATCAAGCCATTGTTCCCCGTGTTCTACACTGTCAGGTCCTTTCTTCACACCTTTAACACGCTTAATACCGTGTTCTTGTTTTAGCTCTGCGATTGATTTCGGTTCAGCGCTATCTGCGAATATCTCATCAGATTGATAACCTCTACGTTTTAACCAATTAGCAAACTCTCTATTGCTTATTTGTACACCATAGTGTTCATCAACTGCATAGATAATACGTTTCTTCTTATCATAGTGCCAACGTACAAATGCTAGTGGATCAGTAGCATAACCAAAGTCAACTGCATTACGTATATTATCGAATGTCTTGTACAACTCATCAGGTATCTTCTCTATTTGTAGGTTGTTAAACGGTACAACACCACTACCAATAGCTTCACCCATATATTCCCAACGATAACGTTGTTCGTTACGTTCTTTCGCACTCTCTGCCTCTTGTATGAATTGTTTAGATATAAAAGGATTATCTAAGTACGTTGAATGATGTACGAATGTGTTATCTGGTTGGAATGAGGTTTCGTATTTTTTGTTAACCCACGATTGTTTTCTCTTAGGTGGGTTGTAACTAAAGAAAAACTTGTAAAATAATCCGTCATCTAATTCACCACGTAACATAGAGTTAGTAATTGTAGTGACTTCATCTTCTGTCTTAAATTCTGCCAACTCCTCTATCCACATGATAGAAAAAGGGAATCGACTATCTTTTAACGACTTTAATCGTTCAGGGTTCTGCGCCCCTCTAAAGATAATCCGATTCCCTCTAGGAACATACGTGATTTCCATTGGCGACACTTTAACTTTGAACAGGTGTGACACCTTTTGTTCTTCTATCGCCCACTTAATTTGTTCAAATACTGATGTAGCTAATGTATTATCTGTCTTACGTACTACAACTGCATTCATAGGATAGCGCATGATTAACTGTGTAATGATGATAGATATGTCAGACGACTTACCACTACCACGTCCACCTTTAGCTACTATGTTAAGCTTCTCTCTATCTTTAGTTGCTTTCCATAAGCTATGAAAGTGTTTAGGTAACAGTTCAGATAGGTTAATCGATATCGTCATTGAATTGTACCGTCGCAGTCGTTTCGATTTGTTGTTTATCTGTCCACATCATATATCGCTTACCTAATAATTCTGCAGCTTTAGTTCTAGCGTTAGTATCTGACCTTTTTTCTAGTTCTTCTACTTCCATTTCGCCTCTGCCAACTTGAATAGGTATCAACTCTTGGTCTGTTACCTCCCCACGTAATACAGAGGTGAGATATTGAAGTATTTCATCTTGGTCTGCAATTGAATCTTTTTTCAGTTTTTCCATTCGTTTATCTATTTCTGCTTTTATTCCCACATTTTCCAACAATTTATGACTACTTGATTTTGCGTATTTCTCACTATAACCAGCCCTGATTGCCGATTGATAAGCAGTACCTGTCTTAATGTACTCATCAACAAATGCTTGTTGTTTAAGGTTCAGTTTCGTCATCGTATATTACCACCTACTCTCACGGTTAAACACCTTTGTTTGACGTATAAAAAAGACACTGCATAAACAGTGCCTAACGATTATGTTTTGTTATTTATTTGAGTTTATGCACTCATGTCACATCTCTATGTCACATCAATACATAAAAATAAGTTACCCGTGTGTTCTCACGGATAACTAATTAAGGGAGGAGAAAAATTACATGTCAAGTATTCATATCATCGTATCGGAAGCCGTGTTGTAAGATTCAATAAAACTACCCGCCACTCTGACGGATAGTTAAGCAATCGGATGTGCAACGTCTAATCAAGGACGATAAACACTTATCCAATCACTTCGATATTGAATACCCCACCATAGTGCGAAAGGATAAACACTATGTCTTGTGAGGTAATTCTTACAATATCATAATACACCGATTATAAACGGACTTACACACTTCAAAAGTCCACCTTACACATAACCTATGAATTCTGCCAATCTATTTATCATCGCGTCACGTCGTCTTAATATACTCGTCTTACTTGTTCCGAAGTAGTCAGCTATATCCTCCCACTCACTACAACCTATCGGACACTCCCAATATCTCAAACGCATTAAGTCTTGTGTATCTTCATCTGACTCATAAATGAGTTTGTCTACACCTTTTACAATGTTACGTAAGTTGTTATAACGATTGTCACTTAACTTCTTGATTGATTCTCTCTCAATAGGATTGCCTGGTATATTACTTTTGCCTGCGCCTACATTCTCGGGTTCGTGGTTTTCTAGTAGTTCATACTCTCTTACTTTTAACTCTCGTCTGTAGCGTTCTATGTTCTTGATATAATCTTCTAACTTCTTTATATCATGTCGTTCAATCGTTATCATACTTACCCTCCATTCCTTTAGTTTCCTTTTTTATTAATTCGCTTTTTGTATTCTTCGTACTTTAAATTTTGAAAATCATTACCGCCGTCATATTCATCCATTTTACTTAATATACTTTCTAAAGCTACAATTTCACCGATTTTAACATGGGTACTACGGTCTTTATCGTTTTGCATCATCAAAATTAAACTAAGAACTAGAGTTTTTAATTTAATCCACTTGGATTTATAAAACATCACTTACCCTCCATTCTCCAACTTATCTTTCAAGGTCTTAATCTCATAATCTTTCACTTCTAACTGATGTTTTAGATCATTCTGTTCAAGTATAGAGCCAAATAGTAGTAAAACTAATATAATGATTGCTATTACGCCCCACATTGTTTGACCACCTCTAAATTAGGTTTGTGTTCTAGTACACGTCCGTTAAAACTACATGCATCTTCTTTAGCTGAATATAAATCGTCGTAAGATAAAGCTTCAAATACATTGTCAGTGATTATGCATGTGTTTCCATAACTACCTATATATTTTTTCACTAAATATACTCCTTTTTTTAACTCAACCACGTATTTGCCTATGTTGTTTTTATTATCCTTATTTTTCAACCAAGATACCTCTCTTTCTAAATGTAACTTATCTAATTGCAATCCATGTTTATCTTCCTGTAACTCATTAACTCTTTTCTCTGCTTTAATCCACTTATATATAGCAAAAATACACAGTACTAACACAATTGTTACCGATAATAAACTTATCCAAATCACTTTAATAACCTCCGTATATGCCATTCAAATGAGTGTGGTCGTATTCGTCGAAGTCCTTAGGCACTTCCACCTCATCGTTTGCAGTTAACTTGTAATACAACTCTATACCAATCCATTTTCCTAACTCGTACATTGCTATAGTGAACCAAATTTTTAATATACGTTTAATCAACTTATTCACTCCTTATTTTTTTATTGGTTCTCTTACAATACCTTCGTCTATTAAAAATCGTTGTTGAGCTTCTGTCATATCATCAGTTTCTTTTTCTTCTAAACGTGGTAAAACTTCGTTATAAGCATACTCGTTTAATTCTTTTTGCACCTTTGAAAAACGAGCATAACCATGGTTGTTACCATAAGACACTCTCAAATCATCTGCTTTATCGCCAATGTAATCAAAAGGTATTGTAATCCAATACATTAATGCATAAATGAAAGACAAAATATATTCAGGTATCTGTTTAATGAAATTTTTAATTCTACGTCTCTTTTTTTCTTTTAATACTTTGTTGTACATTTTTGTTAATATAGGTTCATATTCTTTAGCTACTTTTAGCTGTTCTTCATTCAGTAACCTAGAATCGTTATTAATAATGTATTGTCCTAAAGCTTTATAAATATCGTTTTTAAGTCTTTTGGCCATTATGCGTCTCCTTTGCTTTTTCTTTAGCCTCTTCTTTACTCTCTGCATTAACCACAGTTGCCGTCTGATTATCCTTAAGCTTCGCTACATGTTTGTGTTGTATACCTGTTGAATCTGTGAATGTTGTGATTAGGTATTGTGTCACTACTCAAGCACCTCATATGTTTTTTCAAAAATCTCAGGTTTAACCGGATAAAATTCTCCGTTTACGCCTCTGACAATATAGTCGCCAACATTAGCTGTCATTTCTCCCTCTAAAGTATTTATAATGATATAATTTTTAGTAGTTTTGTATTTAACTTTAGACTTCGCCCAAAACAATATATCCATAACACTATCTTTGTCTGTAAATTGTATAAACTCAATTTCTACAGGTTTCTTTCTAGCTTTTTTAACGCTCATTCCCACTCACTCCTTACCTAGTATTCTTTTAATCTCTGCTACTATATCTTTATTCTCCTGTGCTTCCATATGCGCCTCTGTCACTTTCTTTTTCAAACCAATCAACCTGCTTGGGTGTAGGATATACAACTGGTGCTACAACTAACTGTGCTAGTCTTTCTCCTTTTTCTACTGTGATATCATCATTACCTATATTATCTGTGATAATACCGATTTCTTTATTGTATGTTTGGTCTATTGTTCCTAATGCTACACGTAACTTTGTTTTAAGCGACTTACCTGATCTAGGTCTCACTTGCGCCTCATATCCGTGAGGTAAATTAATAGCCACGTCTGTTTTAACTGCTTTTGTTTCTCCTGCTTTGATTGTTGTTGTTTCTGATACATACAAATCTAATCCGCTATCTGTAGAATTTGCTCTCTTAGGCATAGTCGCGTTTTCTGATAATAATTTAATTTCTAGTTCTTTAGTCATTTCCCGTTCCTCCATTTTCTACTAAACTCTTTGAATTACTTTCTACTATCTTGTCGTACAACTCCGCCTTGCGATATACTTCGTTAAGCTCTTTGATTAACAAACACCCGTCGTGTCCTGTAAAAGCTGTAGATGATACTATACAACGTTGGATAAATTCTCTATTGTCCATTGCAAGCCTCCAGTTTCCGTCTTAATTCAGCTATATCCTTTATTAATTCATCACGTTGCTTCTTGTAAGCGTCACGTTCTCCTTTTACTTTCTTCAACCTAGCGTCCATCACACTAGATACAAACTTAGCTTCTGAGTTCATTTACTCACCCTCATTCCATTTAGAATTCTCTTTCAACAAACCCGCATTTCTCTGGGTTTTCGTAGATATTGCCAATAACCTCTGTAATATTTAAGTCA